TTCTTGCCTTTGATTCGTCTGATAGTTCGGCCCACACCGATGCCTTAGAAGTTTCTGATGGTAATGGTGATAAGTTCCGATTTATCTTTAAGACAGAGCATCTTGCTAAGTTGTTTGGTGGTGCCTATGATGTTCAAATCTCATCTAAAGGTATCTCCAACTTCAAACACAAGACAGTAGAATTGCAATACTGGATTTCTACTGAAACAGGTTCAACCTTCACGAAGGGTTAATGTGAAGGCAAACAAGATTATGTGTGTTGGTTTTGAATAAAAACCAGCATATATAATAGCAGAGATAAAACTTTTATCTCATTTTAAAACCACACACGGTTAAGATTCTGGACTAATTCCATTCTTCTGTGTTTAATAAAGGAAACATTATGTCAAGCCCAAAACTCGACCCAACAAAGGTCACATTTAGTATTATTGCTTCTCGTGGCACGAAGTTTATCAATCGCCAAATAATCAAACTAGACGATATCTATATTCCACCTATGAAAGGTGATGTATATAATTCTGCTCGGCGAAAAGGTAAGAATCCATTTCACGTTCAAAGTTTAGCAAACTCATTACAACAAGGTATTGATTACACAAAAATGCCTCCAGTTGTGCGACCAGAAGTTAAACAAATTGATGGTAAAATTTATAAGTGGGTATTAGTAACAGGAAATCACCGTTTTGAAGCTTTGCGTTCAATTAAAGCTGAAGAATGGATTTTTGATGTGTATGATTTCAACACTTCAGATAAAGCATCTTTTGAAGATGCTATTTCAACATTTCAACTGCGTGAGAATAATTTTGCACCAGCATTAGCATCAACTGAAGATGATGTTGTGAATGTTATCAGTCGTTTGATTAATCATGGTTCTAAAATGATTGAACCTAACGAAGATAGTATTCGTAATTATGTTGATGATGTTTGTACCTATATGCACGGCAATACAAAGAATAAAGTTATTAAGAATGTTATTCGTTTGTTGAAAAAGACTGGTCAAAAGGTGCATCAAGACTTTGTTACTTATACCGCACAAGATGTTAATGATTTCATTGAAATTCAAAAACTAGACATTGTAGTTGGTGGTAATTTTGACCATAAGCGTAAAGAGTTTGGTTGGTCTGTGTTAGAAGGATATCCACATGAGTTCGTTCTAAATGCAGCTAAGAAATATGCTGAAACTGGTAACAAGTCTTACTTTACCTTTCACACATATCGCCCTTTAGATAATCAAACTGTGAAAGATAAGCGTGATAAGATGTTATCACATTTGAGTTCTGTTGAAGAAAGTTTGGTGAAAGCTGTTGAATATTACCAAGAGAATGGTGTTTTCCCTTGGCGTGTCAACGGTTACTTACCACAAGATGTTTCTAATGATGAGAAGTCTTATATTTTTGCCTAAGTTGTTGTGATTAACATAACCTGCTTTTTAAAGTGGGTTATGTTATAATGAATTATTATATTATGAGGTGTGTGAATGGAACATTTATTGTGGACAGAGAAGTATCGTCCTAAAAGTATTGATGATTGTATCCTTCCTGAGCGGCTGAAGAAACCATTTCAGGAGTATGTTAATCAAAGTAATATTCCCAATTTGCTTTTATCTGGTGGTGCAGGTGTAGGTAAAACTACTGTTGCAAAAGCCATGTGTGAAGAAATTGGTTGTGATGTGATGGTCATCAATGGTTCAGATGAAGGTCGTTTGATTGATACCTTTAGAACCAAAATCAAAAACTTTGCTTCGTCTATGTCGCTTGCAGGCGGCAGAAAAGTTGTCATCATTGATGAAGCAGATTACTGTAATGCCGAATCAGTTCAACCTGCTCTAAGAAACTTCATTGAAGAATTTGCAGGTAACTGTTCATTCATCTTTACTTGTAATTACAAAAACAAACTGATTGAACCTCTCCATAGTCGGTGTGCAGTTATTGACTTTGCACTAAAGAATGGTGAGAAGGCACAGATGGCCTCTGCGTTTATGAAACGAATTCAGTCTGTTTTGCAAAGTGAAAATGTTGACTATGATGACAAGGTAGTTGCAGAATTAATCAAGAAGCACTTTCCAGATTTTCGCCGTGTGATAAATGAGTTGCAACGCTACTCACAACTTGGCAAGATTGATACAGGTATTCTATCTCAAATCTCCGATGTAACGATTAATGATATCATTAAGTATATCAAAGAGAAAGACTTTGGTGCAATTCGTAAATGGGTTGCAAGTAATGATATAGATGCTACAGCATTCTATCGTAAACTATATGACAATCTGTATGAGGTTCTAAAACCTCAATCTATTCCTCAGGCTGTTTTAATTCTCGCTGACTATCAATATAAAGGTGCATTTGTTGCTGACCAAGAAATCAACACAGTTGCTTGCTTGACAGAATTGATGGTTGGGTGTGAATTCAAATGAATGATTTAGTTTATAACATTTTCAAATGGATACATGATGATTGGAAATCCCACCCTTTACGCTTTATCGTTGAACTCTTGGCATGGGCAATTTCTATTGGTTGCTCTATCACAATGGCTCTCACCGTACCTCACCCACCGCTACTCATATTATATCCAATTTGGATTCTCGGTTGCAGTTTGTATTTGTGGGCTGCTTTTACTCGCAAATCTTTTGGTATGGTCGCTAATTACCTCTTACTTACTGCTATTGATACAGTCGGCTTAGTGAGAATGTTAACATGAGTAACCCATTTGATTATGTAAATGCCATTCTTCAAAACAAGAAACAATTAATCGTTGATGATATTACAGAGAAAGGTTATATACCATTTATGGTCAACCGTTCTTTGTCGTATCATAAAGACTGTATAATCTATGCGAATGAGATGAATCAAAGGCACCACCTTGGAAAGAGGCTTCAGAATGACTTTTTACTAAATACTGTGAGGTCTCAAAAAAGACCATTCGCCAAGTGGGTTAAGTCTGAGAAAAGTGAAGATATAGAATGTGTTAAGTTAGTCTATGGACTATCAGATTCCAAAGCTCGTGAAGCTCTACGCCTACTTAGTGATGAACAAATCCAACAATTAAAAGAAAAAACCAATACGGGTGGATAAACATCATGGTAGATTTAAGTAAGTTCGTTGAAGTAACTCTCAATGAACAGGATGACTTTTTGAAAGTTCGTGAAACGCTAACACGAATTGGTGTGTCATCTAGGAAAGAAAGAATTCTGTATCAGTCTTGCCATATTTTACATAAGCAAGGCCAGTATTATATCGTGCATTTCAAAGAGTTGTTTGCTCTTGACGGCAAACCATCTAACATTTCTGAAAATGATATTCAAAGACGAAACGCAATTGCAAAGTTGTTAGAAGAATGGGGTCTAGTTACAATTCTTAATCCACAAATTATGATTGACAATATTGCACCACTTCACCAAATTAAAATCATTTCATTCAAAGAGAAACACGAATGGGAATTGGTAACAAAATACAATATTGGTAAAAAACCAGATTCGTTATATTGACTTCACCTTAGGACCGACTTATGGTACGAAGCGTTTTAAAGCGGACTTGACGATACGAAATCGCTGGATCCCGTAACCAGCAAAGCAAGGCAAGTATGGCATTATTGCCACATTTGTCCTCTCCTCATGTTATAATGGTAGTATTATGAAAATAGCTGTATGTTCCGACCTTCACCTTGAATTCAAAACAATCACACTCACTAATGATGAGAGTGCGGATGTTCTTATTCTTTCAGGTGACATTTGTGTTGCTAAAGATTTATTAGATGTGGATAGTCCTGACTTGAAATATGGTCATGCTGGCTTAGGCTCTGAAAAGAGTCGGCGTATCCATGATTTCTTTTATAATTGTTGCGATAACTTTCCTCATGTGGTTTATGTTGTGGGTAACCACGAACACTATCATGGTGATTTCAAAGATACAATTCCACATTTGAAGAAGATGTTAAAGTATTTGCCAAACTTGCAAATTTTGGACAAAGAAGTTTGGACATTACATGATGAAGTTACATTCATTGGTGGTACTTTGTGGACTGATATGAACAAGGAAGACCCTTTGACATTATTCCACATTCAACAACGAATGAATGACTTCCGTTGTGTTGACAATTCTAATCGTATGGTATCTCGTAAAGTTCCAATCTACGAAGAAAATCCTTTATATACAGAAGATGGTAAAAATGGTGGTAAGTATATTCAGGATGAAAAAGGTAATTTGATTCCTAATGGATTTAAACACAAAGAAAGTCCTTCTCGTTTTTGTCCTGAAGATGCTGTGAAAGACCATCGTAAAATGCTAGGTTACATCAAAGCTGTAACAGAGGGTATTCACGATAAGAAGTTTGTTGTGGTTGGTCATCATACACCAAGTCCTTTTAGTATTCATCCAAAGTATGCACACGATAAGTTGATGAACGGTGGTTATCATTCTGATTTGATTGACTTCATCTTAGAACGACCACAGATTAAACTGTGGACACATGGACATACACATGAAGAATTTGATTATATGATTGGTAGCACAAGAGTGGTTTGTAATCCTCGTGGGTATGCTGACTACGAAGAAATTGCAGACAATTTTAAACTGAAGTATTGGGAGATATAATGGTAAAAACTAACGGAGCATTTAAGTTAAGTAAAGAAACAAAACGCATTTTGGCCTCCATGCCGCAAGATAAAGCAGGAGATTATAAACGAATGATGATTGAAGCTGAAGTTTCTGAAGCAAAAGCAAAGTTGGCAAAGATTAAACCTAATACTAATAAGAATGAAGCGAAAGTGGATTGATGCCTTTATGGATACAGCTGAGCGATTTGCTCAGTTGTCATCCGCAAAGAGATTGAAAGTTGGTGCGGTTGTTGTTAAAGACAATCGTATTATTTCAATTGGGTATAATGGTATGCCGTCTGGTTGGACAAATGATTGTGAGAATGTGATCCAACATTCAGATGACACTACCAGTTTAACTACAAAAGATGAAGTGATACACGCTGAGTCCAATGCAATCATTAAACTGGCTCGTGATGGAGAGTCTGGAAATAACTCTACCATGTTCTGCACTCATGCACCATGTATTCATTGTGCTAAATTAATTTATGGTGCAGGTGTTAATAAAGTTTATTACCGTGATACTTACCGTGATACAAACGGCATAGATTTTTTAAACAAATGTAATATAGAAGTGGAACAAATATGAAATCTTACACAAGTAAAGTGTTGGAAATTTGTGAGAATGGTGATGCTATTGTTGGATTGCCTGATGAACTTATGGAAGAAATGGGTTG